TGGGAAACGTATTACCCGCCAAACGGATGGAACTGCCGGTGCACCGTCGTGCAGGTCAGAAAGTCAAAATATCCGCTCACGCCTACCGACGAGGCCATGGCACGAGGAGAGGAGGCACTACAGAGCGACAAAAAGGGAATCTTCCGGTTCAACCCAGGTAAGCAGCAGAAAGCCGTACCAGACTACAATCCATACACCATCAAGCGATGCCGAGACTGCGACATCGCTAAGGGAAAGGTCAACCTCGCATTCGTGCCGGAAAATGAACTCTGTCAAGCATGCAAGATTGTTAGACAATGCTTTGGAGACAAAAGCAAATCGGCAAGGGCTATTGAGCGAATGCACTACCTACACGAAATGGAGCCGCTTCTACAAAAAACAGAGCAACTAAAGACAAAAGGCAAGGATATAAAAGTTGGATTTTCTGTCTATGGAAACAAACATCTGTTTAGCGACACTTTCGGAAGGTCATCTGTACTTACAAAGGATGACCTTGCTTCACTCGACCAAACGCTTAAAGGGGCTTCCTTTATAGAATCGGCTGCTTTGACACATCCAAGAAATGACGGAATTGACAGGTTCTTCTATTATGAGGCTCAAATCAGAGGACAAAAAGTGAGATTGAATGTAGCAAGAAAACTAACGAAAAGAAGAAATGGAAAATATCAATACTATTACTTCTTATATTCAATCAACGACATATAAAAAAAGCATATCGGGCGGCGGTTAGGACTCAAATGCCAGGTTACCATTCCCTCAATGCTTCACCGCAAAGTTAAACATTTATTTCCAAACTCCAAACAATTATGAAGAAAATTCTCCGGTTTCTCAATTATCTTGCAAACGAGTGCAATGAAGCTTGCTTCAATTGCCGAGTGAAGCAGATAATCAATTTTATTAAAACTTCCAACCACTACAAGCACCTCATCGGTTGTTTTGTCGTGGGAATACTTGCCTGTGCGCCTTGGACAGCACTCTACTCGGCAATCGTTGCAGCTACCGGTCTTGAGATGAAAGACAAAATGTACAGCAACTTTTATGACTGGACCGACTGGTCCCTCACGGTAGGTGGTGGTGCCTTTGCCGCGCTTATTTGGCTGATTGTATAAGCCAATCCATCCGACAAAAAATCGCCTGACAGCTATAACAAGACACTGGGGATATATCAGGAGTATAAGGTAAGTAAGGCTCCTACAAAAAACTCCATCGACTCTTTGATACGCTCTGCTGCAAAACAAGCTGAACACATCGTATTGGTGGCGGATTCTCAAACACCGCTCGGAATTTTGGCCGATGCTATCAAGAGCAGAGTTAGAAGAACAAAAGTAGAAACACTTATTTTGATCATCGGAAACAAAGATGCTATCTATACGAGAAGTCAAATGACTTCAGACGACTTTAAAATAAGACAGGCAGACTTGAAATAACAAGACTGCCTGAATCGGGGCCCAAACCCCTTAACGGGGAATGATCCACCACAAAGTTAAACATTTATTTCCAAACTCCAAACAAAAATGAGGAAAAACAGCAAATACAAATAAAAAAGCACCAGCCATGACGCCAGAACAGTTCCTCCAGCTCCTTCAGCAACACAGCCGCGAGATAGAGCAGGCCATACACCACACATTGCCCGTCAAGGTCGGAAACGTCGCAAAAGACCACTTCCAGAACAACTTCCGCAGGGGAGGCTTCGTCGATGGCGGGCTACACCCATGGCAGCGCACACACCGACAGCAGTCCGCCCGCGGAGCAGGCAGACAGTACAAGCCGCTCATGTCCTCACGGCAGCATCTATACGGCTCCATATCCTATTCACCCACCGACGCAGCCGTAACCGTATGAACATCAGTACCCTACGCCCACATACACAACTCCGGGGGCGACATCATCGTCACCCGGCGCATGAAACGATTCTTCTGGGCTAAGTTCCACAAGACCAACGGCAACTCGTGGGAGCGCAAGAAGAATAACACGGAGGCCGACTTCTGGCACCTCATGGCGCAAAAGCCCGTAGGCTCCACCATACACATTCCAAAACGCCAGTTCATAGGCGAGAGCCGAGAGCTCGACAAAAAAGTTGACCAGACCATCGACAGGGAACTCGAAAACATAATACTCAAATAGCCCACCGTGCCCTCCGCGTCAGCACCGCAAAAGGCCTCCCCGTCAATATCAGCGGGGTGTCACCCCCGCCTCCACGTGCACTCCTCCGGTAGCATCGAAACAAGAAGTCCGCAACCTCAACCGAGATTGCGGACTTGCCGTGTTTATTGTCTTTTTCCTTTCTTATCAATCTTCTTCATTTCCCTAAACTCCGATTTCAAGGCTTTCTTTACCTCTGGTATCTGCCGTTCTTGAGGCAGTTGCTCTGGCTTCCTGCCCGTGTTCTTGATGATTATATCACGAACCTCACGCCAAACTTCAAAATGGGTACCCTCTAAGGCTTCTTGCCCATGTATTGACTGTGATTTTATCCTCTCTTCCGTCTGAGTATTACAGCTGGATTCAAGAAGGCTATCAAACAAGGCTGTCAGGTCGTTGTTATCGATTTAGATATGAATATGCATGACAAACATTTCAGAACTGCCGATATTGCAAAATACATCAACTGGAGAAAAGATGATTTTGAAAAAGGTATCATAGAAGCATGCTATGTCATATACAATGGAATGGCCGTAAGAATAACGAATGACAATATTGATAAAGATAGAATTATTGACGAGATAAAAACAATAAAGCCGCTATAAAGCGGCTTAAACGAGGATGTCACAGCTTGAAATTATCGCGCCTTTTCGGGCTATCCTCACCGCAAAGTTAAACATTTATTTCCAAACTCCAAACAATTATGAAGAAAATTATCGCGTTTCTACAAAATTCCAACCACTACAAGCACCTCATCGGCGGATTCATCGTCTCGTGGCTCACCGCATCGCCCTATGCCGGCATCTATGCCGCTGTAGTTGCGGCTACTTGCCTCGAACTCAAAGACCGGCTCTATGGCTAG